CAATATGTCGAGGTAATCTGCGGGTTTCCCGTAAGGTAGATATCCTGAGCACCATAGGCGACGAGCTGCATAAGGCCACCGGATCCCATGTCTGTTTATACCTGGTGGAAAGAAAAAAAATTTAGCGAAACGGTCAAAACTCCGGGAAGACCCCTAAACATTCTTCATCCCTAAAAGAACATCGATCCAATGCTCTCCCTTGATAAACTTCTTGGCGGTGTAACTATTTCTTCTAATAAACCAATTAGTTCAATTCCAAATGAACCCTGCAAAACACTTGAAGCCTATCATCAATCTGAACTAGAGAAAATTCGAGACCAACCAAATCAAATGTCAACCTTGCAAGTACGATTAAGCACGTTGCAAGGAGAATTGGCTCAAAAAGAATCCAATCTTTCGTTGCGAATGCAACTTGATTTAACCACTTTAAAACAATGTGAAGCCTACGAAAGAGAAATTGAACAATTACAAACGAAAATGAAACGGATTGCATCCGGCGAAGAAGAAGCTGATTATTTTCTAAAGGTCGGGGAGATCCTCTTCTCCTATGCCGATGCACGAGAACGGATTGCAAAGGGAGAGCATACCAAAGAAGTTAAAAAAACAAAAGTTCCTCTTAACAGTGTCTTTGCCTATTTTGAAAAAGATCCATCTGTAAGTACCATTCAGGCGGTTGCACCAATTATGAGTACACATCGTGTCACTGCAAGTGATATTGTGACTGACATTGGATTTCATCGTGACAAGGCGTTAGAACAATATTTAAGTGCATTAAATCCAGAAAATGTGCATCACGATTCCGTACTTGCTGCTACGTTAGAAGAGCACTATGGCGATTGCCCCATTTGTGAGACAGAAATGATGTTTTATCAGAATGAAGCGATTTTGAGTTGTGCTACCTGCGGGCATCAAGAGTTTATTCTAGTCGATAGCGAAAAACCCTCTTACAAAGATCCTCCTCGTGAGATGGCGTATTGTGCCTATAAAAAGGTGAATCACCTGAATGAGTGGCTTGCTCAGTTTCAAGCCAAAGAGACGACCGAAATATCAAATGCAGTGTTAGACCAAATCCGTGCCGAACTTCGCAAAGAACGTATTATTGATATGAGTCGGTTGAAAGCCTCCAAACTGAAAGAGGTGATTCGCAAGTTAAAACTAGTTCGTTGTTACGACCATGTCGCTCACGTGTTGAATCGGCTGAACGGGATTTCAGCTCCTGCGTTGAGTCGTGAAATTGAAGATAAACTGCGCTTCATGTTCAAAGAGATTCAATTCTCGTTTGTCAAGCATTGCCCGCCAGGACGTTCTAACTTTCTTTCCTATTCCTTCGTGTTGTACAAGTTTTGCGAGCTATTAGAGTTAGATGAGTATTTGCCCTGTTTTCCCCTTCTGAAGAGCCGCGAGAAACTGTATCTACAGGATAAGATATGGGAAAAGATATGTTTTGATATGGGTTGGCAATTTATAAATACTGTCTGAAAACATTTTTTATGATTGATTTTTACTACATTTTATATAATAAATTTTAGTAAAACTGACATACTATTTTATAAAAAAACACGATTTAAAGAGTCAAACCATCAGATAAGTATACCCATGGAAACCCTTACGGTGACACCCGCAGAAACTGTAGAAGAAGCAACTATTTCTGTATCCCCAAAAGTGATTGAAACTCTTACGGTAACACCGGTAGAAGATTCAGAAGAAGTAATTCTGGTTGAAACAAATCGCTATGCAGCTGGAAAAATATATAAACTAGTGTGTACGACAGGACACTTTTATATTGGAAGTACTATTACAGCATTAAATTATAGATTAAATAATCACAAACAGTCTTCTAAAAAGGATATAGAAAGACCTGTTTACAAATATATTAATACAGTTGGATGGGATAATGTTAGTATTGAACTTATAGAGAAATATTCCTGTAAATCCAAAGAAGAGCTTCTTAAAAAAGAAGATGAATATATTGTAAAAGAAAAACGAAATAAATTATGTTTAAATTTTAATCGAGCATGTATTACACCTGAAGAACATGCAAAACATATTAAAGAATACTACAAAAAAAATAAAGAAAAAATTATTGAAAATCATAAAAAGTATATTGCAGAAAATAAAGAAAAAGTTGATGAATATCGTAAGAAGTATCGCGAAAAGAATGCTGAAGCGATTGCAGACTATAACAAGAAATACGTTGCAGAACATGTTGAAACTGTAAAAGAAGCTAAAAAAGATCTTTATGAAAGAAAAAAAGATTCCATTCTTGCTGTAAACCGTCTCTACGTAGAAAGCCATAAAGAAGCAGTGAACGCGTATAAACTTAAATGGGCAAATGAAAACTATGCGAAACTAGCTCCTGCCAAGAAAGAAGCACATGATGCTAAAACTGCTGCTCGTGTATTACGTGATAGCACAAGTGTAACTTGTACATGCGGTGGAACCTATCTACCCCGTCACAAAGATCGGCATATGGAAAGTAAAAAACATGCGGCGTTTGCAGCCGTACCGTCAATTGTTTAAACATCTAAACCACCTCCTCCAGGGTAGGAGCAGTCATGGCAACCGTGGTCCTTGCCTTTGATTTAGGCATTAAGAATCTTGCGTATGCAATGACAAGACACGATCCGAGCGGTGTCGTGATTCTTCACTGGAACAACATTGATTTGACCGCAGGGGGGACGGCTTCCGAAACCTCACGCCGTTGCAAAGGGTGCAACGGTCCTGCCGCTTGGACCAGTTCCGAAGGGCTTTGGTGCAAGGGATGTGCTTCAGGTGTTCGTCGCAAAAAGACTGCTATTTGCCGACCGTCTCACACCATTTTAGCCGGTGCAGAAAGTGGAACCTTTCCCAAACTTCCTGCCCTTCGCAAACTTTGCATTGGATTAGAAAATCATAAGAAAGCCTCGCGGGAAACAGTGCTAGCCTGGCTAGGAGAACGGTACATACTGCCGTGGAAAGCTCCCAAAGCGCGGAACCCCTCCATGACCGAACTTCGCCGGTCTATTTCGTCTTGGCTCACGTCCATGCTTCCAACATTTGCATCTACTACTTTGATTCGTTTAGAGAATCAACCGGTGCTGAAAGGACCAACTATGAAATCAGTTCAAATGATTCTGTTTACTTTGTTGGGTGAACGGTTAGAACGCGAACACGGGTGGGCGGGAATGATTCAGTTTGTTCACGCTGGTAGAAAGACTATGAAATTAGAAGTAGAAGCCGTACCGGATATGATTGAGGAAGCGGAAGAGCGTACATTAACGGTGGAAGAGGAGGTGGTGACACCGGTGGTGATCGACGAAGGAGCCGCCTACCGTGCTCGTAAGAAGGCGACCGAAGAAGAGGTTGAAAAAATGCTTTCAGGTGCTGGTTATGAAACGTGGAAAACGTTTTACGACGGGCAACGGAAGAAGAACGATTTAGCAGATGCGCTGTTGATGGCGTGTGCGCCGGTGTTGCGGTTAGTCTCCAGTTAATCCTAATCTTCCGCGGCACCTTTTTCAAGTAGAAGAGGGATGATGTCTGGGCAACGCAGTTTTGCATAGTGAAAGACATCATGATCTTCTTTTGTGCGATGGTTCACGTATGCACCGGCTTCAATCAAAAGACGTGCGATCTCTATACAATTTTTCTTAATAGCCAATACAAGGGCAGATTCTCCTTTCATATTTTGAAGATTCAGCTTTGCACCCTTTGTAATCAGAAGACGTATAATTTCAGTAACATTCCAACCCATAATACCATCCATATAAATACTAGTTAAAAGAGCAGTGCGTCCATATTTATCTTGAATATTAATATTAGCACCATTTGTAATCAAAAGTTGTACAATGTCATCTTCTTCCACGCTTGCGTGCATAAGAGCAGTACATCCCTCTTCGTCTTGCATATCAAGAGCTGCACCGGCATCAATTAAAAGACTTACAATTTTAGTATGACCTGCTAAACTTGCCCACATAAGAGCAGTTCCTCCATGAATATCAATATTAGAAGTCATCAATTGACAATTCACATCTACACCTATTTCAAGTAGGCGAACGACTGTTTCGTAGTTGCCGTCCTCACTAGCTTTTATAAATTCAGCTTCCATTTTGTAATTGATATATACTATTTAAAAAATATGTTTATCAATTTTATACAGTCGCTCCCTTTTCAACAAGAATGCGCGCAATGTCTTTGTAATCATATTCGATTGCCATCTTAAGGGCGGTGTTACCATCGTATCCTTCATGATGAACATTGGCACCCTTCTCAATCAAGAAGAATGCAATTTCATTATGACCATTCCAGATTGCTTCCATAAGGGAAGTGTATCCAGAATCTTCTTCCCACTCTATATCGGCACCACGTTCAATTAAAAGACGTACAATATCAATATTGTTTGCCCATGTTGAAACAATAAGTGCAGTATATACACCTGCAGATTCTGCATCAATGTCTGCACCGGCATCAAGCAAGCAACGTGCAATTTCATTGTGATGATGCTCGCACGCAATCATGAGCGCTGTCTCATCGCATTGGTCGGCGCTATTGACATCTGCACCCTTTTCAATTAAAAGACGCACCATCTCAATATGACCACACTTCGATGCACGCATAAGAGCAGTATCTCCTATATCACCTGTTTCATCTCTACCATGAATGTCAAGGTTTGCTCCCTTCGTAATCAAAAGACGTGCAATATCAAGGCGGTTGTGCGTACTTGCATCTATAAGAGCCGTACCAATCGGTACATCCAATGAAAGGAGATACTGTATGTGGTTGATGTTGTTCGCTTCAATGGCGTGCGCCAAAAGAGTCTGCCCGTTGAAATGGGCTAAAATCTTCCAGATTCGATCATCCGTTCGAAGCTCCTTGTTTACAGAAACGGCTTTGGTAATTTCAGTTGTATATCCGGCATGAGCCGCTAACGAAAAGATAAGTCCAAGAGCATCCATTTTAAATTATAGAGAATCTTATATAATTTAAAAATGTATTCAATTTTATACACTTAACAATTATTCAACAATGCAAGGATCTTCACATACGTCCTCAATACTAGGATATGAAATAGGGGCACTCTTCCTACTCAAAACGTTTATAATTTTAGTATGATGTTTGATAGTTGCAACTGAAAGAGCGGTACTTCCGTTATTATTTTTAATATCAATCGTTGCAGTATTTTCAATTAAAAGACGTACAATTTTAGTATAACCATACCAACTTGCAAGTAGAAGAGCGGTCCACCCATTCTTATCTTGAAGGTTCAGATTCACACCTTTTTTAATCAAACAATTAACAATATACGTATTCCCGTCACAAGTTGCTAGCATAAGAATAGTACGCTCTTCATTAGTATATATAATATTTAAATTTGCTCCTTTTTCAATTAGATACTTTGCAATTTTAACATGATTCTTCATATTTGCATATGTAAGGGCAGTGTATCCATCTTTATCTCGACAATCAAGATTTGCCCCTTTATTGATTAAACTATTTGCAATTTCATCATATCCTTTAATACTTGCGTACATAAGAGCCGTCCATCCTTTCTTATCTTGAAGATCCATATTTGCACCACGTTGAATCAAACGGTTTGCAATTTCAAAATTTCCTGTAATACACGCTTGCATAAGAGTTGTTATTCCCTTTTCATCTTGAAAATTAATTGGTTTGCATGTTTTCTTATGATCATTCCAGTCTGTCATTTGGCATGCGGTAGAACAATAACGAGTCATGTGACATCGACCGCAAAACTGGATAGATGACATTATAACAGGGCAAACAAAACATTTTGACATTTGCAATTAATATATACTATTTTAAAAATAGATTTATCAATTTTTATAACCCCTTACACGACTCCGTTCCTATTTTTGTTTGAAGAAGTTCTAGAAATACAAATTGTTCAACTGGTATTTCGAGTGTAGTGGGCTTTCCAATGGAATGAAACTCAAAGAGATTATTTCCAAGAATATTCCAACTGCGCCCTTTGGAACTGACATTCAATTTCAATTCCAAATCACGGGCATCATCCCGAGTTAGATTCATCACTTGCTTGCTGCTAGTCGTAAGGGTTAGCATTTTGTGCAGATTCATTCTTGGTTCAACAGATTCTTCATTTTTATTCTTCTAGTATAGAACATGCCTATCTGCAAGATGAAACGGTGCAACCCGAGTAGCACTTCTAACAATAGTTGCTCCTCCGCAGCAACTGCTGCAGCAACTGCTGCAGCGACTGCAGCAAGCGATGAAATGAAAAAACGGTTAGAAGAACGGATGAAACAGGATCAAAAGTATTTTCCTACTCTTCCATCGCCCCCTAATCTAAAAGAGCAATAAACTTTGAAATTTCAATAGATTCTGGATCATTAATATTTTTTTTTGCAATTTCGATTGCGCAAAGCATTGCTTCATTATTAGTAGGATACTTATAACGAAGCATATGTATAAGGTACTCGTAATAGTATGGTTTGCATACTGCATATTTTAAATCTTCTTTAGTAATTGATACACCTGCTTCTAAAAGTATAGGAAGAAGGAAATATGTATTAGAACGTATAGACAATCGTAGAGCAGTCGTTCTACGATGAGCGAATGCAGTAACACTTGAACCAGCTCGAAGTAAAGCTTTGATACGGTCTTCTAAGAGATGTGATTCAAGTCTATCATAACCAAAACGATGGTATGCATATGCAATATCAATATCAATCAAGGATTGTTTACTATGACGACGAATAAAGTTAATAACACCACTTAGACCTGAAATACGAAACATACTACTTGTTCGTGTCATATCAGAATGAACAGCCAATGCGTGTCCTAGCGCAGTTTTTCCGGTTCGTCCATATAGATCAGTTTTATCTTGCAGAGTCACACTTGCTCCTAATCGAAGCAGTTTATCTTGGATACGTGGTGTTCTCCAAGAAAGCATTAAAGGTGTTATACCATGTGTTGGATCTGGTACATCCCATAGAACTCCAAGAGATAACAAATAAAATGCACAATTTTCATCTTTTTGAATGATTGCATTATGCAAATACAAAGGTGAAATTCCTTTGTGACGAAGAACTGTTAAAATTCTATCATCGGTACCAAGTTCTGTATGAAGAGATGCAACTTTAATAACAGATTCTGTATGACCTGCATCCGCAATTAATGATAAAATAAGTCCCAATTGATCCATTTTGTAATTTAAATATGCTTACATACAATTAGTATTTATCAATTTTTTTAATTGTAAAAATAATTACCGTAAAGAATTAAATTACTCTTCTTCCTCCAACTTTCCTTCCAAGTAGTGCACAATCTCTCGGACATCGCTCACTGTTGCTTCGCGCGCAAGTGCAACATCTGCCTCTGACACAGTTGCCCCGTAGTCACAAAGCATAAGAATCAAATTGAAATTTCCATCTTTGCATGCACATGCCAACGCCGTTTTCTTTAAAACAGGGCAAACAATGTTAGGATTTGCACAGTTTCCTAGCAAACACTCGGTCACAGCTTCATAGCCGTGATTCACTGCAAGGATGAGCAACGGGCACCCGTCACTATCGCACTGGTTGGCATCATCTGCACCGCGGAGTTCTGCTTGAAGTGCCGTAGCATCTCCAGCTTCCACCAGGGTGACTAGTTTAGAAGCCATTATAATAATGCATATTCTACTAATTAAAAAAAGATGTTCAATTTTTAACTAATAATGTTTTCGCGGTTATTAATTTGAAAAGACTACGTCTTTTCAAATTAATAACCACTAACCCAAACAAGGAGAGCGGAGCTCTCCTTGTTTGGGTTTGCGGTAAGACCTCTAAACAGAAGTGAACAGAAAGGGATAGAAGCATGTCCTTTCCGGAGATTGAAGCGGTGCAGGACATCGGTGCATCCTTTAACTTGCAAGATATGGGCAGTCTGGATTTTGGATTGCTTGCCAATCACAAGAAACTAGGAGGCACTCCCACCCGCGGTCCCTCCCCCATGGTGGAACTGAAAGCCGATGACATTGAAGTAGTCAACCTAGATGATGCCGGTCCATCGATTCGGTTTAATACAGCTCCTGCTGCATCTGCCGATGAGGGCATTAAAATTCTTCGCGATACCAACTCCGTCTTTCCCAAACCGATTCCGATTAAGCCAGAGGCAGCCGCTCCAGCTCCTCCTACCCGTTCCTGGTTCTCCGGTGCTGCTTCCGATGCTCCTGCTGAAGCGCCTGCTGCCTCTGGATTCAGTTCTTGGTTTAGTGGTGGTGGCGGAAGTAGTTCCACCGCTTCCACGATTGCCATTGAAGAACCTTCCAAAGTGGTTCTGACCCCTGAAGAAGAATTTAAAAAGAAAGCGGAAGGGCTCGTCCTGCTTGAGCGCATGGACCGCAAGGGTGTCACCGGCAACAAACTGACTGTTGCCAACTCTTTGGATGAAATTAATGCTGAAATTGCTCGTCGCAAGGACAGCCGTGCGCTAGAAGCCTCGTTACGCTTTCAGCGCAACTTGCTCACCACCGTCACCACCGGTATGGAATTTTTGAATAACCGCTACGATCCCGTTGGTGCCAAGCTAGACGGTTGGTCCGAATCAGTCAATGAAAACATTGAAGATTACGATGAAATTTTTGAAGAGCTCTACGACAAGTACAAGGATAAGAGCAAGGTAGCCCCTGAAGTGCGCCTCATTATGTCTCTGGGACTCTCTGCCACGATGTGCCACGTCACCAACACGATGTTCAAGTCTCGCATGCCAGGCATGGATGATATTCTCCGCAACAATCCAGAACTGCGTCGGCAGTTTGCAACGGCAGCAGCAGCTCAATCGGTCGGACCTGGCTTTGCCAACTTTATGAATATGGGACTGGGTGGATCGGGCAGTGCACCAGCCCCCCCTCCCCCTCCTCCTTATGCAGGAAGCGTCGGCATGGCGCCTCCCTCTTTTGCAGGAATGGCGTCTCCCAGTTACGACGATGGAATTCGCGGGGCGGGCGGTCCACCCGTTCAGACCGCTCGGCGTGAAATGCAGGGTCCTCGTGGAAGCAGTGTAGATGATATTCTTCGATCGCTGGACCGATCAGGAGAAGGAGTTCCCAATCGGTCCGTTCCTCCCCCTGCCGCAACATCCCCCTCCTTGCATCTTTCATCCGATGATGTTCAGAGCGTTCATAGTTTCCAGAGCGGTCAGACCGCCAATACGGAACGGCGGAAAGGTGGGCTGAAAAAGTCCACCACGGTGCAACCCGTCGGTGCAACTCTTACATTGCATGTGTAAGTACCGTAAAGAATTAAATTACCGTGGTACTTCTCAACATAATAATTATGTTATAAAGTACTAATGCCGATTGCGGCGGGTGCGACTCTTCTTGTTGGTATTCTTTGAATTCGTGGTGTTCTTCAAATACGAAAGATTGCTAAGGGTGTGCCGGGTATTAAACGCTTCAATCGTACCCAGCTCCAGATTAAAATCTTTGATTAAATGCTTCATCGCACGAATTACCTTCTCGTGCGTGGTCAACAGTTCATGCTTCTGACTCTTGTAGTCGGGATCATTCACCATCTGGAACAGTGCATCCTTCAGATGCGCCATCCTTCGTTTGAGCCGCATGCGGCTCAAACGAAGGATCGTGGTAATAAAATGGAGGAGGGCAACGCCCTCCTCCATTTTATTACCGCCATTCCATTTACTGTAGATAACGCATAGGCGTACTGAAGGTCGGGATCACTCATGCTCACAATTCGCCCTACGTGTTCTAACTCACTGCCTGCCCATCCCATAACGCAGTGGAAAGTGGTATCGTACCGCCAAGTATTAAATTACGCCCACCCCCACACGTGGGGGTGGGTGTAATTTGATACCACGGTTCCGTAAGAATTAAATTACGCCTCCACCCTTGGGTGGAGGCGTAATTTAATTCTTTACGGTAGTGGACCATTTTAAAAAGGGGTGCGATTATTTTAACACGGATCTTCGTTTATCGTGAATAAATCTATAATTTCTTTACAACCAGATTTCCTTGCAATCATAAGGGCAGTATTTCCATTAATATCTTGAAGATCCAGATTTGCACCAGCTTTGATTAAAAGACGTGCAATTACAGTATGACCGAAACAGCTTGCAAGTATAAGGGCAGTATCTCCATTTTTATTTTGAATATTAATATTTGCACCAACTTCAATCAAACCACATGCAATTTCAGTATGACCTTTCCAAGTTGCACTTATAAGGGCAGTATCTCCATTTTCACTTTGAAGATTAATATTCGCATCAGCTTCAATCAAATGGTATGTAATTTCAGTATGACCGAAACGACTTGCAATTGTAAGGGCAGTATATTTTTTTTCATTTTGAAGATTCAGATTTGCACCGGCTTCAATCAAACGACGTGCAATTTCAGTATGACCGAAAGAGCTTGCAAGTGTAAGGGCGGTATCTCCATTTTTATTTTGAATATTAATATTTGCACCAGCTTCAATTAAAAGACGTACCATTTTAGTATGACCTTTCCAACTTGCCACTATAAGAGCAGTATCTCCATGTTTATCTTGATAATCAATGATTTTTTTGTCAAAAGGATCCGTGCAATCTGCCAAAATACCGGAATCAACTAATGATTTTAGTAACGACGTATACATTTCTGGAATAGAAGATGACATTTGTAAGTTTAAAAACTATAGTTGTATTTTACAATTATTCAATTTTTATAATGCTTTGTAATTATCATGCCGTCTGGCAGCCGCTTCAATTAAAAGATCGGCAATTTCAGTTTCATCGTTTTTTATTGCATACATAAGAGCCGTAGTTTGAGTATCATCTTGAATATCCAAGTCTGCACCAGCTTCAATTAAAAGAGATGCAATTTTTATTGCAATTTCTGTATCATCACAAGACATTACATTCATAAGGGCAGTACACCCATATGTATTTTGAAGATCTATAGTAGTGCCGTTTGCAATCAAAAGCTCTACAATTATTGCGTGGCTTTCACACGTTGCATGTATAAGAGCTGTATTTCTATCCATATCTTGATCATCTATATATACACCCTTTTCAAGCAAAAGACGCACAATCTCGGTATGACCATTCATACTTGCAAGTATAAGGGCAGTACGATCATCTCGATTACGAAGATTCAGATTTGCACCGGACGTAATCAAAAGATGCGCAATTTCTGTAAGACCTTTACGACTTGCATACATAAGAGCCGTTTCTTCATTTTCATAATCTTTAAAATCATTTGCATAATCTTTAATATCCACATTAGCACCAGCATCAATCAAAAGATGTGCAAGTTCTATTTTACGCCAATGCACTACATTCATAAGAGCAGTAGCTCCATCTTCATTTTGAATATCTAGATCTGCACCGGCTTCAATTAAAATACGTACAATTTTACTGTGATCCTCTTCACTTGCAATCATAAGAGCAGTTTGTCCATGTTCATCTTGATAATCAAGAATCTTTTTGTCAAAAGGATCTGTGCAGTCTGCCAAAATGCCTGAATCAATTAGTGATTTTACTAGCGGCTGATACATTTCTGGAATAAAAGATGACATTTGTAAATTTAGTAACTAGATTTACAATGTATAGAATTATCAATTTTATACGAGAGAAAAATTCCAATAACGTTTGAGGTGCGATTATTATTTGCCGTCAGGTATATATTGAAGAAGAATTTCTCCATCGACTACAACCGCTTTGTATCGAAGAAGACCATTTCCAATATTAACAATAGCACCTTTTTCAATTAAAAGACGTGCTATTTCTTTGTTACCTTTTTTAAGTGCAATATCTAATTCACTATCATCATTATAATAATAATTAGATATTGCTCCTTTTTCAATTAAAAGACGAGCAATTTCTGTATTATCTATTTTAAGTGCCACCATAAGAGGACTATTATAATTTACATCTGCACCAGCGTCAATTAAAAGATGTGCTATTTCTATATTATTTTTTTTAAGTGCAGCTGTAAGAGCAGTATCTTTATAACATTCTGAATATGTATCTACATCAGCACCTAATTTAATTAACAAGTGCGCAAACTTTATCATATTAATTCGAATTGCAAATATAAGAGAACTTGCATCATTTGATTTACGTTCACGAACTCTTCTACGGTGTGTCTTATATTCACTGAATGTTTCACATGCATGTGTGTATTTTGTGAGTGTATATTCCATGCACGCATATTCATCATCGCTTTCATCATCGTAACCATGATCTGCTTCACGAATAGACATTACAACTGTTAGAGCTGTATCTCCTTCTTTATTTTTAAGAGATGGATTTGCACCTTTTTCAAGTAGCAGAATCGGATTGTTTGTATAATTCTCGTCATCGCATCTGCCTTCTTTGCATGCATATAGAAGGGCAGTATTGCCGTCTGCATTTTGAATATTTAAGTTTGCACCGGACGTAATCAAAAGATTTATAAGTTCTGTATTATTGTGTATGATTGCTAGCATAAGAGCAGTCATTCCATCTTTATCTTGAATATCAAGAGTAGCTCCAGCTTCAATCAAAAGACGCACAATTTTAGTATCGCCATATGAACTGGCAATGATAACAGCCGTCATAAGAGCAGTTGTTCCGTCTTTAGTTTGAATATTTACGTTTGCACCATGTTTAATCAAAAGACACATGATCTTACTATGATCATTGTAAGTTGCAATCATAAGAGCAGTTTGTCCATCTTCATCTTGATAATCAAGAATCTTTTTGTCAAAAGGATCTGTGCAGTCTGCCAAAATACCTGAATCATCCAGTGATTTTAGTAACGACTTATACATTCCTGGAATAGAATATGACATTTGTAAGTTTAAAAACATGATTTGCAATATGAAAGTATTCAATTTTTATAGTGCCTCTAACATGAGTAGAATCGATGGGCAATTAGATTCTGCAAACATAAGAGCACTAAATCCATCTTCATTTTCAATAGTATGATTAGCACCGGCTTCAATTAAAAGACGTGCAATTTCTATGTATTCATGCATACATTTATTTCCATTTTCATCTTCATCTTCATCATCTGTGCTGTGATAACCATTATCAGTTGCAACTATAAGAGCAGTGTTTCCCGCTTCGTCTTGAATATTTAGATTTGCACCAGCTTTGATCAAAAGATTTACTATCTCTGTACGACCGCAATAACTCGCACGTATAAGAGCCGTAGTGCCGTCTGCATTTTGAATATTTAGATTTGCATTAGCCTTAATTAAACAATTTACTATACCAGCATAGAGTGTATAACCAAATTTGGCTGCATGTATAAGAGCAGTATTTCCATCCTTATCTTGAATATTAAGATTTGCACCTTTTTCAAGTAAAAGTTCTACATTTTTTGTTGTACGAAAACTATATGTACATACAAACATAAGTGGAGTCATTCCATATTTATTTTGACGATCTATATTTACAACATGTTTAATCAAATGATTTGTGATTTTTGCTGGAATGTCATCATATTGTATTTCATCTGGATCTATATCATTTTCACTAGCGAAAGTTACCATTTTTATCACTTTTTGATAATCATATCTAATTCCACAACTAAGAGCGTCGTCTCCATTTTTATTTTCAATATCTATGGTTGCACCGGCATCAATCAAAATATTTATAATTTCAATATTACCAGTTTTACTGGCTATAATAAGGGCAGTATTTCCATAGTTATCTTGAATATTCAGGTTGGCACCGGCTTCAATCAAAAGACGCGCAATTTCAATGTCATTGCATTTGGTTGCAATTATAAGAGGTGTTTGTTCCTCACTATCTTGAACATTTAGATCTGCACCGTTTTCAATTAAAGTGTGCACAGCCTCTGCATCACTGGTTTTGGTTGCAGATAGAATCGTAGTGTCAGACATTTGTAAGTTTAAAAATATGATTTGCAATATGAAAGTATTCAATTTTTATAGTGCCTCTAACATGAGTAGAATCGATGGGCAATTAAGTTTTGCATAATAAAGAGCATTTTCTCCATCTCCATTTTTAATATGCCGATGTGCACCAGCTTCTATCAAACGGCGTGCAATTTCCGTATGACCGTATTTACATGCAAGGATAAGGGCAGTATAGCCGAATACAGTTTGAATATTAATAGCTGGAGTGTGAGCTGCACCACCTTCAATTAGAAGACGTACAATATCAATATTACCACCCTTACTTGCAATGTGAAGAGCAGTAAGTCCATATTCTGCACAAAGATCAAGGTTCGCACCTGCTTTGATCAAAAGACTTGCAATTGTTTTATAACCCTTTGTACATGCAATAGTAAGAGCAGTGTGCTGCTCCTTATCTTGAATATTTAGAGCTGCTGGAGTGCGAGCTGCACCGGCTTCAATCAAAAGACGAACAATTTCAATATCATTGCGTTTGGTTGCAGTTATAAGAGCAGTGTGTCCGTCATTATTTTGAAGATTCAGATTTGCACCAGCTTCAATTAAAAGACGTACAATATCGGTGTTACTTGCAAACATAAGAGCCGTTTTTCCATCTTCATTTTGAATATTTAGATTAGCACCGGCTTCAATTAAAAGACGTACAATATCAGTATAATCACCGCCACTTGCAATCATAAGGGCAGTTTCTCCCTCTTCATTTTGAATATTTAGATTTGCACCCTTCTCCCGCTTTGCGGGAGAAGAGAGATTTGCACCTTTTTCAATTAAACGACGTACAATCTCAGTATAGCCATGCTCGCTTGCACCTATAAGAGCCATTGTTTTATCTACATTAAAACTATTTTCAAGCAAATAATATACAATTTTAAAGTTCAAATTAACTGATTCAATTGCATGTAAAAGATATTTGTCTGCATAACCTTTATCTCGACGACAACCATGTGTGATTAATACTTTGGCAACTTCAATATCTCTACTATATTTAATTAATTCGTAAAGATGATCGTCTATAATTATGAGTTCTGATTCATCGTCACTTACGGCAGATGACATTGTAAATTTAGTAACTAGATTTACAATGTATAGAATTATCAATTTTATACGGGAGAAAGATTCCAATACGATTGAAGAGTTGTATGAAGGGCATTTGCTGCGGCAACCGATCCTTGATGTGCCGACATAGCATGAATACCGCCGTATTGCCGTGATAATCCTGCCGAAAGCGCCATGTCCGCCCACGTCGTCCAACGGAAGGTAATTGATTCTGTCGGAACCACCAGTGGTTGCACAATACTTGTTCCTGACACAAACGTAAATTGCCCCAATGGATTGGATTGAGGGGATAAAAAGGTGGGGGACAACAGTTGCAAATCAGTCATTGCAATGGACTCCGTAGTAGGAATGGCAGCACCGAACCAAGCATTCATCACATTGGCAAACGATTGACTAAACCCGCTGTGACCAGAGGTAAAATCTGCAAACGGAGGTGTTACAAAACTAGGAACTTGATACGGCATCCAACTTTCTCCTTGGATAGAGGTACCATCGTATTTAGTAAGGGTTTGACCGCGATACAAGCGTCGAATCTCTTGAATCGGTCTGGCTTCCATATACTGGGTTTTCAATGCCCACACAACACGCCCGGTTTCAAACAGGTGAATCGCTAAATCTAATCCTGAAAAGAAGAGTTTGTCTAGGCTTGGCGGTCGTGCAGTGACAAATGTTTTCCAAAACCAAACAAACATTCCTGGCGGGCTGACCGTGTAGGGACCGCCTGCCCAGAACTCGGCACTTACTTTCTGTTCATCGGTCAGCGTAGCCGTAATTCCTACAATAGTAGAAATTTCTGCTTGACGGGCAGGTGTATTTGTTCCAGTATAAAAGGGTGCAGCAGCACCTTGAATCGTTGTCATATCGGTGGGGGTAAGAGCAGTAGAAGCAACAGTTGCCCAGGTATAGGTCGCATATTTTTGAATAGCCGTTCCAATCTTCAACGGGGTCCATTGGTACGGAGCGGGAAAGGTTGCCGGATCGACCGTACCTGCCACATCCAACGATGTTGCCATGTTGGGAACTTGCGCTGCGGTCGGCTGCAATGTTGCTGCGGTCGTGGATCCATCCGCTGCCCGCAGTGCCCACCAAGCGGTCCAGGCTGCTAACCAGGCTGGCTGGTTGGCAATACCATAGACAGTCGCTTGCATGGCTGTTTGTGTATCAACACTGATTCCTAACAGACTACGTTCATCTGCTAAAATAGTAGTAGAATCGAATGTCGGAACCATAGTGGTGGTGACTTGAATTAAAACACGGTTCATCCAAATAAAAAGGTGTTGAGAATTGCTCAGAAGATATTGAGTATTCCAGTTCCAGTTATCTAAGGTTCCCGTAATGCGATTGGAAGCTTTTACCCAATTGTACCCTTGAGCAATCGATGCCATGAATAAATAGTAAAAACGGGATGATCTGGTGGGACCTAGATTAGTTGAAGCTGCAAAGGTAAGAATCGCTTCCAAACAGGTTAAGAAGGAGGTTTGAATGGCAGGGAAGCAATTCAGTTCGGGTGCAAGAATAGGAGGTGTTTCTTCTATTGTTTCAACGCCTCCTACAATTTGTTGAAGATAGATACTATTGGATATATTGGTTTGCTGGTAGCGGCGTGGTTGGCTAACACTTTGAGAAAATGCAAAAACAGTGCGATTTCTCAAATTAGTAAGGCGGGCACTTTCGTCCATTCTACTCATAGGGTGTTTTTACAATCTTATTCAGCATCGGTTGATAGCTTGGAGCGTAGTTCAAATGGGACCGAACTTGGCTAAGGTTCTTCTCATACAAAGATTCATGCTCTTTGGACGGTTCGTGCGACTGTTGACACCATCCAGGTATCATGCAAAAGGCGCTGGTCTCATTGGCAATAAACCAAAGAATGGAGAAGATAATAAGGGTGAGCCAGAAGGCAACCGCAAGGTTACGAGTTGCAATAAAAATAGCAGTGAAAAGGATGACCGGTCTTACCCATCCATTCTGTAAAAACGCTTCTTGCTGTTTGGTAAGTTCCATAGGAAGAAAACGACCACCCAAGTTCAACAGTATCATTAAAATTCCAATCAAATAAGGATTTGTATTAAGACTAAATAAAGTTGAAGAAAGGGGGTCGAGGGAACCGCCTTGTTGGGGAGGAGGTGGACCGCCTGGAAATGGCATGGGGAGACCAGGAGCTGGTGGTGCTACGGATGGTAGAGGAGGAACATTTGTATTATTTCTTTTTCTAGACCGACTTCCCATTTCTATTCTACGCGCCGTTTTGTTAGAAGCTGGATATCAGACATCCAAAAAAAGACGATTAAAAGTCCAAGAAAGGCAAGAAGTGGGCTGTACAATGCAAGACCGACCACCGCAGCACAAGCCGCTAACCGGGCGGCTGGATTGTACGCAGCGCGTCGCACAGCATCGTGATATTCTACATCAATCGGAATACTGATAGTTAATAAAATAAGCACAAGTACACTTCCAATAAAAAGTTCAACAGCACGCATCCTCTTAGAATGGTTATCGAAAGGAACCTGAGGATTCGGTCTGAACAGGATAGGTATTGACCGGTTTATCCTGAATTCCAAGTGGTGTTTCTTTCAGAACGCGTTCCACAAACCATTTCTGTTTCTCATTTGTAACCCAATCGATTGTACCGGAAGGAATAAAGGGAAGGAATCCTTCTGTGGAGGTGGGAACCGAAGAAGGTACGGAAATAGAGGCATGGCGAGCCGCCGCAAGGCTTAACAAGAATAGAATAAGTGCAACCGCAAGGGGAATTTGATTATATTCATACGATGAAATAGCAATTAAACCAGTTAGAATAAATCCAACCGGGTGAAGAAAGAATTGAGGAATTGAAGAGGGTAACTTATCAGCTTGAGCCGCTCCTACAATGCACAGCAATGTAAGAATGGTTGCAAAGGAAAGGGGAGGCATCCAATTTGGAACCGCGTTCATCTCTGTACTGGGAATTTACTTTGTTGTTGGGGTATCAGGTGCTAACCGAAGTGGTCCTTTGTCCATTATCTTCTCAGGAATAAATCCATCTTTTAATTGTGTAGTAGATGGAAAGAATCGATCCCGAAAATCATTCACTACCAAGATTCCTTTTGAAAAATCCGCTTTGATATAATTTAAAACCGTTTGATACGCCATCTTTACATCTTCACTACTAGGAGTTCCATTGCTTGCAGCAATTATTGCATCAATATTTGGTGTAAATCCTTCACTATGATTGATTGAAGAGACTACTTTCCATCGATCCATCCAAGTGTACACCGTCCATAAACTAAGTATAGTACACATGGCAATTCCTATTAGTGTTTCAATGTGCATTTCTTCTATGGAACAAGAAACCTTTTGAATAAGTAAGGATGTGTTCGCTTGAAGAAGCGTTTCCAAGAACAGAGCCAGAAGAAGCCCCTAAAAAGCGGACGAAGAAGCGAGCCTTGCTTCCTCCGCCGGAAGATCCGGACCGTGTTGGATTTATTGCTCCCCCCTCTCCCGAACGATTAAGCGGCTCTTCCCCCAGTTCCTCTGAAGGTTCCTGGACCGATTTTGCAGCAGCTCCCGACCCTGATTACTTTCATCCCGACTCGTACCTCTTACAAGCACCTGAATGGGTCAATTCCTATCTTCCCGATAAAAAGTCTGACCCAGCAGCGCCTGCCCCGCAACCCTGGTTCGATTCAGCTCCCACCTTATGGCAAAATATCCCTCGTGATTGGAAAGGAGGCGAACTACGGGATGCCGGCAGTCCTCAGTATCATCAAGTGGATGACATTCAACACCGAATTGATTCCTTATTTGCTCGCTTAGATGCCGTAGAACATACTCGAACCGAATCAAATCATACCGAAATCATTCTTTTCGTGTTAGGTGGATTGTTCCTTTTGTTTATGCTTGATTTACTGGTAAAACAAGGGACGCAGATTTCACTTGCTGTAGGGCGGTCTTCTTCGTTTTTGAATTCGTTCAAAGGAGGAAGAAGGCAACGATAAATAGTTTTTTTCTTCTAGAGTTTTTTACTATAAACCACTCTAGAATTACTATAAAAATTTACACGAACGAAATATGTTTTGCGGTAAGAGTGGCTCCTGGAGCTGTATGCAATGCCAATCCTTGTTGTCCAGGACTATAATACGTTGTCTTAATCTGACTATCCATCACACTGGGGGTGGAAAGAGACAACGAGGGAGCAAACGTTTCAGTTTTTTTTAGAGCCGAAGGAAGTTTTTTAGGAGCCGGTGTTGATTTGGCATCTGATACGGTTGGTAATTTTGTAATTGCTTCCACGGCTGCCACTCGTGCAGAACTTAACACTTTTGCCCACGGGCTTTCACGGTCTCGATACATCATGTCATGATCTTTCCAACTAATAAACAAGCAATTAGGATGCGTATAAGTCACTTTATATCCAACATTGCGAAGGTTCCACACCAAATACAAAACACAATCTCCTATATCAATTCGAGGAGTTCCTGGAATAAATTCAGGAACAATATACAACAAGGTACGTTCGTTCTCAGGAATTTTTGAAATGGCTTTAATTTTATTATAAATATGACTCAATACAGAATTATAATTCTTAATCCGGGTAGTGTCACGCCGTGCTTGTTCCGAATACAATGCCGATGGGGGTAATAACGGTGGGGTCAACGTGTTCATACTTCTAATGATGGATAGAGGGTTTCATCTAGCTCTTTTCCCGTCTTTACAAGAGGTTTTACAAAGGAGGTATGAAAGGTTGGCATTAATGCTATCATATCTTTCATGCATGGATACTTGTCTGCAAGTTTGGGCAACTGCTCGTGAAATACATCTTTTAAATCTTGAAATAAAAGAGGAGATGGATTCTTATGATACGGTTCAATGACTGTATCTATTATTTTCTTTGAAATATATCCATGCTTCTGTAGTAAAGTATACACCGGCTCATAGTCTCGTAAAATGTAGCATCGAACGGAACGATTAATTAAATGATTGTACAACAGTTCATTAATAAATACTTCATGAAATCCGTATGGAAGTTTTACAATGACTGGTTTTCCATCTGCTTTGTTTCGTTTGTTCAATGTTTCAAACTGACCAAGAAGAGATTCGGTAGGGGTAACCAATTGGTGCAAAAATCGTGTAAAAAGTTGCATAGGAAAGGTTCGGAAGGATATCATAGTTCCAGCATAGATACGATACGAACGACCCTGTTCACAGGGAAAGGTACGAAATGCAAAATCGGCATCACTTTCGCGAGTTCGTGTTAGAATCGATGGATTCATATAATTAGCAGGAACATCGATATCACTAATCCACACGACTTCGAGACCGGGTTCAAACAACGGGCGAAATCGTAAAAAAGATCCAAAGGTGCCTCGGTGCCCATTTCCTTCTCGCAGCGGAGGATAGTTAAAATGATAGACGGATACCGTCGGATCTTCCTCACAAGCATGAAGTGCAAAGGCTTGCCCCGTATTATCTGTATAAATACGCGTCTCAAATCCATATAGCGTCTTCTTTTTCTCTAAAAAAGAGACTAACTCGCGTTGATACTCTTCTACCTTTTTATAGCCGAGTTTGGTAATAAAAAAACCGATTGAAAGAATTCGTTTTGATTGTTTTCCCTGTTTCAACACAGTTACTTCTAACTCATCATGTAGAATCTTCATCTCTTTTTTACGGGCAGACCGTTTTGTCTTTTTCCACTTGGAACAAATAACATTTAAATTAGCGGACATCCCTATTTATTCTTTATATAAATCTTCATCTAGCTCTTTTCCCGTTTTCACAAATGTCTTTAGAAAGGATGTTTTGAAGGTATCTAATGTTGTAACCATATCCTGAATCGATGCGTATTTAGTACCAAGCAATGGAAGTTTTTCACGATATATTTTTATGGCTTGTTTAAATGTTGATAAAGATCGTTCTTTATAATATTTAAGAAATACTTGCAGCTCGTCTTCTGTAAGTAATTTATTCCATTTAAGTATATTTTTAGCATATTCGTAATCTTTAAGAATATAACATTGTAGGGAATGTTCAATCAAATAATCGTATAATGTACCATTCGTAAATACTTCATCAAATCCATACGGTATTTTAGAATAAGGTTTTCCTAAAAACGTATTTTGTTCATTTAGTTTATCAAACATATGTTGCAATGTTTTAGGAATATTTTCCAACTGGTGCAAATATTTATTAAACAATTCTATTGGAAATGTATGAAACGATATCATAGTTCCTGCTAAAATTGTATAAGGGCGTGCATATACTTTCAATCGTGGTTCATCGTAACAAACAAAGGTGCGATAACAAAAGTCCACCTTGGCACGTTTAGCATCGGATAGAATGGAAGGATCAAGATAATACGATGGAACATCTACATCAGTCACCCAAACTGTTTTTAATCCAGGTTCAAACAAGGGTAAAAATCGCACAAAGGTTCCAAACGTTCCAATGTGCCCACCTCTGCTCTCCCGCAGCGGCTGAAAGTTAAAATAATAGACAGAAACGGTCGGATCTTTCTTTGCTACTTTGAGAGCAAACTCTTTTCCACTATCATCCGTATAAATCCGGGTCTCAAACCCTTTGAGTTGGTTTTTCTGATTTAAAAATCGTTGTAAATTTCGCTCATACTGTTCGACAGGGCGATACGCATCCTTCATTGTAAAAAAACTGCAAGAAAGAACCTGCTTCGAACGAATCCCTTGTTTCAGAATAGTTATTTCTAAATTACTACGCTTTGTTTTTCGGGTCTTTCCCATCTACTACTTGGTGGTATAATTTGTACCTCCAAATAGTTGCACACAGTATATTTATTTTAATTTATTTTTCTTAAATACAATAGAATGCGATGCATAATCAAGTGATATACGTTCATAATTTGTAAAATAGGATAAAATCTGCATCATAACGGTTGTAATTGCATTATTTGTATAATTATCAATTATTAAATATCCTCCTACACGAATAAATTTATCTGCAAAATATATATCAGTTAATGTCATATCAAACGTATAATAGGAGTCAATATATACTAAATCATATATACAATTTTCTCCCTTTTTTAAAAGAAGATTCGGTGCAAGTATATAAAAGGGTTCTTCTATAAATGTATGGTATGTTTTTAATTTCATAAGTTCTATTAAGTTCAGACCAATCGAATTCCATTTTGTAGTTTCAGTTGGATCAATACTTGTTACACGCCCTTCTATTTCTTTTATAGCTAATAATAAATAAGCAGATGTAATTCCCGTTGCACATCCTAGCTCTAGTACATTTTTTAATTTTTTATCTATGATTAGATTATATAACATAAATCCATCTTTGGGATATGGATACATATTGAATATTAGTTTATCATCTATTGTTTTATAACTTGCTGCATAACTTGCAGGATTAATTCCAAAATGAAAAAATATAAATATAAATAGATTTGAATGGTATTTTGATTGAAGAACATTTAATTCTTTCCGTAGTGCCATTGTATTTGTATAAAATTGTTTAAAAAATGGCATTTTATCCGTTTTCAACAATAAGTCATAACATGTAATTGTTTCCTGTCGTACTTTCTTTACAAATTGTATATACGGTCGAATTGATTCAGAAAGTATAGATGGGTATGTAGTTTCTTTCAATATTTCACCATTGTAGTCAATTCCAATACAGTATCCTGTTACACAAACTATAACTTTTTTAAAGAATTTTTTTAACAAATAAGGAAAGGCTAAATGCCCGTTGGTTGTATTATAATTTCCAATTGCAATAAATAAGGCAGATCCTCCTACATTTAGATATTTATTTATATGTTGTAGATGATATAAATTTCCGTCTAAATCATTCATATTGTTTATATGAATTTTATCAGCGGAACTTGTATCTTTTGTAATTCGATATGTAATATAATCAAATTTTTCTTTTGGATCTGGATTTGTATAATAAAGTGGTTCAGGGCTTAGCCCAGGATATCCACACCAACTTCGACTACTAGCATCAATATAACATCCACTTTTCTTATCTATTTTTGCATAAGTATATTCAAGTAGATTCCAATATTGTTTTGTATTTTTCATATTATACACTGATGCATTGTATGGATTCATTAAAGTTCTAAGCACTTGCATTGTTTTTTTAAACATTGGATTTTTCTCAGATTCTTTTTGTAGTTGTTCGTATAATTCCAATAATTGGATTGAATAAGAAGTTAATTCAGACTCCTTATTTTCTTTTACAAATGTTATATCAACTGTTGGTATTTCAAATATATGCATATCTACTTATAAAGACAATAATTCTGTTCCCGTTTTACGGTGCATTTTTACAAATGAATCTGTAAGTGAGGTTACTACACCAGGATATTTATCTTCGATAAGAGGTGCCTTTTCCATATATATTTTCTTTAGTTCTTGAAATGAACTGGGATTTGGACGTAAACTATACGACCACCACTTTGCATCCTCATCGCTTGTAATTAACTTCATGTGGCTTAAATATACAAACACCTGATTATAATCGAATATAATACAGGTTTTTAACATAGACTTCATAATATAATCATACATAATTGTATTCATAAAATATTCATCAATTCCGTATGGAATTCTAGAATACGGTTTCGGTCGTGCACCTTCTTGATTGTGTTTATTTTGATCTTCAATATATTGTTTTAATGTTCCTTCGGGAGACACTAAATCTTGTAAATATCTATAAAACAACTCTTTTGGAAATGTTTTATAAGAAATCATTATATTAGCAACAATTGAATAGAGTCTATGATACAAACCAATTTTATAAGCAGGGTATGAATGAAATATAAAATCGTCTTGCTTTGATAAAAAAGATGGATTCAGATAATAATCGTGTATATCAATATCACTTATCCAAACGGTCTCTAAACCGGGTTCAAACAAGGGAAGAAATCGTATCATAGTTCCCAAGGTTCCAATATGCCCAATTTTTTCTCTAAGTGGTGCATAATTAAAATGATAGACTGATACGGTTGGATCGTGTTTTGTAACACTTAGTATAAAATCTTTACCACTATCATCCGTATAAACACGTGTTTCAAATCCTTTCAATGCACGTTTTTGATATAAAAATTTCATAAAGTATCGTTTGTATTTGTCTACATCTCGGTACGCATCTGCCATTGTAAAGTAACAGCAAGAAAGAACATGTTTGGAACGTATTCCATGCTTCAAACATCGTATGACCAGTTCACCGGTTCGCGGTGATTTTCTAGTCTTCATACCTCTAATTCAGGTCCCGTTTTTAGTAAGAATTTCACAAACGATGTTTTAAAACTATCTAACATCTTTAACATTTCTTGCAAACAAGGGTATTTATCAAATAATAGATGCAATTTCTTTTTGAAAATTTGTTTTACTTTATGAAATAGGTGTGGTTGTAAATATTTAGAATAATTGAATTGAACAGTATCTTCTTCCTTGGTTAAGAACTTATTATCAAACAAAAGAGTTGCAGCTTTCATATAATCTTTCAATATATAACATCGAATGGAATATTTGATTAAATAATCGTAAAAGAGGGTATTGATAAACACTTCATCAATTCCGTAAGGAATCTTGGAAGCCGATTTTTCCCGTTTTTCTAATTCTTTATTGAGTAGATCAATCTTTGCTTCTAACACTTTTGTAGGATGTACCAGTTGATTTAAAAATTTTGTGAAAAGTTGTTTCGGAAATGTTTGAAAACTAATCATGGTTCCTGCTAAAATAGTGTACGGTCGGGCATAAATAGGAATCACATCGTAGCAAACAAAGGTTCGATAACTGAATGTTGCACCAGACGCTTTTGCTTTACTTGGCAAAGATGGATCTAAATAATCGTTGTTGACATCTATATCGCTCACCCACACCGTGTCCAATCCAGGTTCAAACAAGGGTAGAAACCGCACCAACGTTCCAAAGGTTCCAGTATGCCCAACTGTTTCGCGTAGCGGTGGAAAGTTGTAATGATAGACGGATACAGTTGGATCTTTTTCAGCTGCTTGTAATGCAAACTCTTTTCCACTATCATCTGTATAAATTCGGGTTTCAAATCCTTTCAATCTGTTTTTCTGATACAGAAATCGTTCTAGATTTTTCTGATACGTTCCTACATATCGATACGCTTCTTTGGAGGTGAAGAAACTGCAAGAGAGTACTTTTTTAGAAGCGGTCCCTTGTTTCAATATTGTTATTTCAAGTTGTTGACGAGGTGATTTTCTTGTTTTCATCCTACTTATAGATTCGGTTTGCGTCCATAAAAAGTCTCTTTAATCTTTTGCATGAACAAGGATGCCGATCAAACGGTTGGTATTTGCAGGAGGCGGAGCGCGGTGTATTTCATTCTTTCATGCATTATCTGTACTCGATTCAGCACTTCTTACGGATGTAGAGGAGTGGTGGGGGACCTCTGCTGGTGCGTTGATTGCTGCTCTTTTATCGGTAAAAGGTGATTTGTCCATGATGGTTCGTTTATCAGGAATAATTGACTTCCGGCAGTTTCGAAATATGGAACTGGACCATATTTTTCGAATCTCTCAGACCTGGGGGCTCGATTCAGGAGACGGTTTGTTGCAAGGAGTGAGTGATATGTTAGATCAGGTGGGAGCAAAGGACTGGACTCTTTCCAAGGTTCCAGGTCTTCACTTAATTATAGCCGATGTGACCCACAGTAAAACAATAATCTGCAGTGCTAAAACACATCCTGATTTATTAATTGCACATGCCGTTCGAGCCTCTATGTCCCTTCCCTTCTTTTACATGCCGTATCGCTACGCCGACGGCAGTCTGTGGGTAGACGGAGGAATCCGATGTAATTTTGCTTGGAGACTTTTAACCAAAGAACAGCAAACAGAATCGATTGGATTTTTGTTTGGAACGCCGCAATCCGGTCCTGCCGGGCAGACCCCTGTTAGCTTATCTCAATACCTCTTACGATTGATTCATTTTGGTGAAAAAGTGGAATTAGAAGGAAATTTAGTACGAGTCCATATACCCAATTTTCCAGCCTGGTTCATTAATTTACAAGATGAAGACAGATTGGAACTTTCTTCCGCAGGTCGAACAGCAGGAGAACTGTTTATGAAAGAATGGATTGCAAAAAGTTCATGTAGCCGCCCTGATCCCTTGGAAACTCTCCCCCCATCTCCCGCACCAACGCTCCCTGAGAATCGTGCAGCTGAAACGTCGGATATCCTGATACATTGTTCTTCTTTGCCGCCTCCGGATTTGCGTCGCAATCCACCTTCTCAATCTTCACGGTTGACCCGCCGATGGTCTGTGTAGTTCCCAATGCATCCCAATCTGGCATTGCCGTCTTGCAATGCGGGCACCACGGAGCATAATACATTACAAAACTATACGATCCGGGAGAAGCCGTTGCACCTGATGCAAATCCTTCTTGCTTCCTCAATGTTGTGGTAAACCAGAGTGTAATCAGCAATACTCCCACCAACAACAATCCGTAGGGGCTCATAAAAAACTTTACAACCGGTTGAGTGAAGCGTTCCATTCTAAATACTACAAACATATATTAAATAAATGAGCGTTCGTGCTGGAGTCGTATATCCTACCTGGACAGGTACGATAGATCCAACTTGGACGGCAGACGATATTGCACGAGCTCGAACCTTGGATGCTCGTTGGATTCAAATTGGTGTATGTCATGCAGATCGTGCAAAGCTGGTTCCATTAGCCGTGTGGAAACGAAAATTTGTAGACTTGGTGTATCCTGCCGAACTAGAAGCACAGTTGAAAAGTCTGCTGTTTGAATAGGGAGAATGGACTATGCCTATAGTCTCTTAAAAATAAAACCTGAAGTAATATGGAAAAGTAAAACACCTTTGCACATACATCCAGTGACACCTTCCTCCAAATGGATTCATGAAAAAAAGAGTTATCTTTATAAGAAATATTCTACATTTTTAAAACGATTTCAAACTGTACCATATATCGAACCTCTAACATTGTGTTATGATCATATTGGAGCATTTTCAAATATTAGTTTGAGTGTTCATCCATCCATAAAACAACGATGGAAACGAATGTATGGATTGTCTCATGAACTATTTGGTGCTTTTTATAATACAAATCCTGAATTAACTTATTGTTCTATTTTTCCAGAATTAGAAGCACCCCGAGGAGGTTGCAATGCCTATACATTTACACCCAAGAAAGGAAAAACATATTTAGCCAATCCCCCCTATACTACCTCTCACATTCGATGGATGATTCGTAGTATTTTAGATAAATGGAAAGAGAGTAATTGGATCATTATTCTTCCTGTATGGGATGCACCCACTCGTAAACGACTCGGCTTATCAGTACAACCTCCTTTTCCAGAAATAGATGAATTATTAGCAGCCACATCTCGTCATCATCGAACGTATAAACAGTTTCTATTTTACAATGGATTTACAGGAAAGGATGTTTTATTAAAAGATCCTGTTCATGTAATTTATTGGTGGTCCTAACGAACCCCTCCCCGCTGCCGCTTGATTGTTTCCCGCGCTTTCTTCTTTATGGATCGACACGTTCGTAGTTTCTGCGATCGTGTGCTTCCACATCCGCTTTCAAACTGGGACAACTCCTTACATAATTTATTCGGTGTATTGTGTTCAAAAGGTTCTGCTAACTCTTTGCACACACTTTGCTCTATAAGAAACAACCATTTCGTGACCGATTTTCGCCCTTTGGACAAGGGCGGCTTTGACGTTGCATGACTCCACGCGGTTCTCCATTCTGCAAACGGCAGTGCGTGGGAAATAGAGTTCCAAAATTCTTCCAACTTCTGCAATCGTTCCGTTCGGGTCATCGTGTTCCAACGATTTTTCAACTCCAGTGTGAAAAGTTTACTAGGGGCACCTGCCAATGGAGCCGATGCAACCTCCTTACAAGGTGTTGTATACGCAATCGAGTACAAAAAGTCCCATCCGACCATTCGCTGAGCATTGCACGGAGCAGTGACCCAATCATCGTATTTCTTCTTCACTGATTCCCACGACGGGGTTGGTGCTGTAGGAAGGTTCTGGTCGCGTAGTTTCTTATTCACCTGATTGTGAATCCGATACATCCATTCTGGATACATGGTTGGATCGGTTGGAATTGGATCCGCAGCATAATAATCGGTCAAACTAGCTCTACAAAACTTGCAAGGAAGTACATAGGGTAATAGTTCAAAAAAACTATGTGCCTCTTTTCGTCGCGAAGCTGCAACTAAATGAATTAAACGCCAGCCGCTCGGTCCCCAAAATCGTGTGTCCATTTCCCTACTTTGGGTTTCGTTTCTAACAATAGAGTAATATGACTGCACCACCTCCAGGCTCCACTATGATGGGAGGATCCTTAACCGCACCTGATACTCGCCCTGCCCGCTCTCTCCGGCTTACCAAGTTTGATATGAGTCGCATTGCCGATGACTCCACTGTTCTTTTCATTGGAAAGCGCAACACCGGTAAATCATACCTCATCAAAGATTTGCTGTGGCACAAACAGCGCATTCCGATTGGAACCGTGATTAGCGGCACCGAAGGTGCTAACTCTTTCTATTCCAAGATGGTGCCCGGTCTCTTTATTCACGAAGAGTTCAATCCTTTGATTTTGAGCAACGTTCTGAAACGGCAGCAGATTCTGACCAAGCAAATCATGAAAGAGAGTGAACTACGGGGTGCCTCCGGGATCGATCGGCGTACATTTGTCATCATGGATGACTGTATGTATGACAATAAATGGGTCTCGGATAAGTACATTCGCTCACTCTTTATGAATGGTCGTCACTATGGAATTCTCTACATCTTGGCACTGCAGTATGTGATGGGTATTCCTCCCGTCTTACGTGGTAATGTAGATTATGTCTTCATTTTACGTGAAAACATGGTTTCAAATCGGAAACGTATTTACGAACAGTTTGCCGGTATC